TCACGATCTTGTTGCTGCAGCCCGCCTTCTCGCCCGCCAGAAAAGCAGGCCAGCCCAAGGGGCGGCGACCGCAAGCAGGATCAGCCAGTGGGGAATGAACAAACCCCACGATTCACGCACTGGCCCAACCAGAACCTCGCTCAGGAAAGCTGCTTCGGGAGTCAATGGGGTTAGGGTGCGACCGTCGCTCTCCAACCTATAGTAGTCGAATCGGTCCAGGCTCGCGGAGGGGCCAAGTCGAATGAATGACAATTGAGGACGGAATGGCAAAGCCCGGCCCCGAACATTCGTCCGAATCCAAACAGGGGCCGTCCTCAACGGGTGGTAGGTGGCGTTGATGCCCCCGAATGAGTTACCCACACTCATGGAACCCACACTGACTGCCGTCACTGCTCTGAGAGAATCCCGCCAAGCCCAACAAACAAACGTCATCACCAGCAAGCCGGACCAGAAGGTAATGGATCGGTGGAGGGCTGCCTTCATGGGTTGATTACAGTTTTGCGTCGCCTGCGTGCGCGTATGGAGAGCAAAAGCAGCCAAACAGTGGCGACCGCAAGGAGGATGAGCCAATGGGGGAGGAATGCGACCCATGCTCCCGGCCATGTAGAGGCCATGACTTCGTCACGGGAACCGAGAACAAAAGGCCTTTCCATGTCGTTCGTTTGCATCGCGAAGCTAGGTAGCGCGATGCGCAGGGGCATTCCTCCGGTAATGGGTTCGTCCACCCAATGCCAGTCGGGTGACTTCTTCTCATCATGGGAAACAAAAATGCCCGAGCCGATATTCCCGAGGTAAACGAAGCTGTTACCGCCTGCATTCAAGAAGGAGCTGGATCGATACCAACCCCAACAAACAAACCCCATCACCAGCAAGCCGGCCCAAAACGTAACGGATCGGTGGAGAGCGGCCTTCATGAGATGATTGCAGTTTTGTTCCGCCTGCGTGCGCGCCAGAAGAGCAAACCAAGCCAAGGGGCGGCGACCGCAAGCAGGATGAGCCAATGGGGGATGAACAGCCGCCAAGCGCCAACCGCCGCCGCATCCAGGGCCTGCAACATCCACTCTTCCCGGGTGAAAGGCATTCCCGAACAGATGCGCTCTTCGATCAAGTTGAACTCCTCCCTATTCCAAGCTGCGTGGCTTCGGAAATACGGCGTCGGCAGCACTTCTGCTTGCCACTTCCAAGGTGTCGCCACCCCCATTCCGAAGTCCTGAGCCATGTAAGGACAGAGGTAATCAATGCAGATGCCGCCCTGGTAATTGGCCACCCTTGGTAAGTTCCCCGGCAAGTCGGTCGGTAATCTTGGGTGGATAGAATCCCACCACGCCCAACAAACAAACCCCATCACCAGCAAGCCGGACCAGAACGTAACCGAACGATGTAGGGCAAGCTTCATAGAACGACGCTGTGCTTCAGGAGGTGGGCACGCCAGATCAAGAATCCGAGCCAGAGAAGGGCCACGGCTACTTGCACAGCCTCCACAATGAGAAACAGCGAACTTTCCTCAAGTGATCGCGGGAGGGATAGCTCTACAATGCCGCTCGGAGACTCAACGTAAACGGGACAGAAAAACAAAAAGTAGTTCGCCCATGTGAGAAAGACCGCAGCGATTGGCAAACCAAACCAGAGCGCTAGAGACGGATGCTGGGCAAGCTTCACCCCGCAAGCTTGGCGACCTGCGGAGAAAAAGCTATCAGGAAGCAGATGAGGCCGCGCCCGCTCTATCGTTGGAAGTTTTTTTGGTTCGGCCTGCTCACCTTGAGTTTTATGGTGTGGGCAACGGATGATTCCCGCCGCAACTTTACCTCCATCAATGTTTCCAATTGGCACTGGGACAGAATCTACCAAGTGTCCTTCTTTGTTCATTCGGCCCCCCGGACGGCGGGGGAAGAGTTCGTCCAGCGGGAGGCCAAGCCAGAGGAAGACAGCGTAGGCCCGGGCCTTCCTTCGATGGTGAAAACGAAGGGTTTGGTCGGTGTGTTCGTGCCTGACGAGTCGGTAATATTTCCCTTTCTCTTCGGCTGGACCGGATTCCTTTTCTGGCGCTGGGTTAGGCAGAAGCAACGAAAGGAAAGTTCATGAGCCCGCGCCCGCTCTACCGCTGGAAGTCCTTTTGGTTAGGAGTCCTCGTGCTGGGGTCCCTTGGTTGGGCTTGGAGCGATTCGTACCGCTACACCTCCGCCTTGGTTTCACCTCGGCAGGGCGCGGCATGGAGTGAAGGCGGACGGCTCGGAGTGAGTTGGGAATCTCTCAACTTCGACAAGCTTCACTTGGAAGTGTGGCGCGATCCACTTTTTGAAGACGAAATTGGAGTGAGGTTTTCGGAATTGCCGACACGTTCACTTGCCTACTGGTTCCTTCTGCTCCTTTTCTCTCTCTCTTGGTCCGCTTGGCTCTTCTGGCACTGGAAGCGGGAGCAAAAGAAAAGCTCATGACCCCGCGCCCGATCTACCGCTGGAAATCCTTTTGGTTTGGCCTGCTCGTCTTGGTATTCATGGGGTGGGCCGCTTGGGATTCCTACCAGACGAGAACCGGGGCGGTTCTTTTCATTCCCGGCAGCGCCTACGAGGTGCATGCCGCCGATGCCAAATTCTTCCTGGTCACGTCGGACGCCGTGAGCGACGGCTTCTCCCTTGAGTGGGTGGAGCCGGGACCGTTGGACGTTGAAGCATGGAAGGGACGCTTGGCGGCACTGAACGGGCCTAAGGTTTCGGAGATCACATTCGGTGCCGCGCTCGCTCCGTTCTTTTTGGCTTGGATCGGGCGGCTTGGGTGGCGCTGGCGGAAACTCCACAAGGCGAGTTCCCAAGGACTCGACGGGCCATTTCCCACTTGCTAGGACCGCCCCGGGCCAAGAGAATCCGCCGCCTCGTCCCCATAGTTCAACGGATAGAACATTGGTTTACTAAATTGATGGGAGCGCTTTCATTTTGGGTGGGAATGCTGATACTTAGAGACTTAGCGTTTTTCTCCGTTTGCTTCCGTTAGCCTAAAAAACCGCGTGTTTCCAAGGTTTAAGGGAAAATTTAAGGGAAATTCCTTGCGTGAAGTACATCAGTTTCGTGGATTTGAACCCCAAGGTTTCCCCTTCATTCTGAGGGTTTCCCTTAATTTCCCTTAATCCGAGATCCCACCATGAAGGCCCTGAAGCAACGCGGCTCCACCTACTACGTGCAGGCCAAGAATCCGCAGAAGGGAAGGCAGGATGAAACGTCCCTTCTAACAGATGACAAGAGGCTGGCCGTTACCCGCCGCAACCGCTTTCTAACAACGCTAGAGGAAACGGGTTCTTGGGACGCTGCGAAGGAAGAGCTTCACGGGAAGAAAATCATTAAGAAAGGGGAGAGCCCGACCTTTGAGGAAATGAAGGAGCTTTACCGCAAATACGTGGACCAATGCGCAAAGCCGATTCGCAAGGTTACCTTTTCAACGAACGTTAGCAGCCTCAAGGGCCTAATGGCGCACGCCAAGGCAAACACCATTGCCGACTTGAACGCGGATAGAATGGGCTTCACCAGCGAGAACCGCCAAAAGGTCATTGGCCAAATCAAGCAGGTGAAAGCCATTCTGAAACCGGCAGCGTTAAAGTTCTACAACACCCAAGGCGTGAAGGTCGCCAATCCCTTCGTTGGGATGGAACTAGGGGGAGCGGTTCGCAATCCCTATACACCCTTGCCAGAGGCAACGCGCAAAGCCATCTGGGAAGACGCTAGAGCCTTGCCACCGGATGAAGCCATTGCGGTGCTACTTGCCCTTGGTGCTGGCCTGAGAAAGAACGAAATAGACAAGGCGCGGGTTGCGTGGCTTGGCATGATGAAGGACCACGCGATTCTGAATGTTCGCAAAGAGGATGACTTTACGCCAAAGAGCGGCGCTAACAGAAATATCCCAATTAGCAAAGCGCTTGCGGAAGAGCTTCTGGCGATCAGGGCCAAGATGAATCCAAGCGAGTTTGACCCTTACTTATTGGCAGGCAGCGGAAGGGGCGCTTCCCGGAAAGACAAAACCTTTAGGCGCGTCAATGCGTGGCTGAAAACAAAGGGAATCACCGCAACGGAACCCTTGCACAGCTTGCGGAAGGAGTTCGGCTCGAACGTCTTCACGCATCACGGCGTAGGCGTGGCTTCCGTGCTTTTGGGCCACGCGGACATTAAGCTTACAATGGACACCTACGCGGGCCTCACAAAGGCCCCTGTTATCGACATGGGCGGCCTTATTCTTGGCACGGCTGCCGATGACGTGGAGGCATTCGCCAAGGCTCAGGGCGTGAAGGTGGAGGCATTGAGGAAGTGGCTGGCAAAGCAACCCAAGGCCAGCTAGGGGCGCGGCTCCCTTCTTTTGCTTCATTGGCTCGCCAGCAATGGCGGGCCTTTTTGTTGGGCGCTATTCAAGCTTGAGTTCCAGTTCCAGCTTTTGCCGCAAGTCTTGCATTCCTTCGCTCAGAGAGTTCCGCCGCTCCTTCGCCTGTTTAAGTGTTTCGTCCAAATGGCCGCAGAGCTTCTTAAACGCCTTGCGTGTATCGGTTTCAAGTTCTTCCCTGTTGTCTTCGCGTTTTCGGAGCGCGAGCCAAGTTCTCGCCGCAAGATCAGCAGCCGTCTTGTAGAGATTTACAATCTCGTCGTAACTCTCCGGCGTTAGATGCTTAGGGCCATCGACGAAGACACTGTTAGCGTTAGCTCTGCTTTCGTGGTTCTCGCTTTCGCGCCACTTGTTGCCAAAGGTAACACAGCGGTTCCTGAGTAGCTGCAAAAACGCCAGTTCCTCCGAAACGTCTTCAAGGCGGCTAAGCTCGAAATTCAAAAGTGAGGTGTAACCGCTCACTTTTGCTACCCGCGTTTGAGCGGCCACCAAACCGGCGTGCCTCTTGTCTTCGTGTTCTTTGTCCTTGGTCCTTTGGTCGGCATCTTTCCTGCGAAGTTCTTCCGCTTCCTTTGCGTCCTTGTGCTGGCCCCAAAGGGTTCCCATCGCGGTTACGAAAGCCAGCATTGCAAACGCTGTGTTGAACGGCCCGAACGCGTCCCCCAGTTGCGCGAGCTTCGCTAGCTTTGATTGACCCGTGGGGTTTTGCGGTGGCGCTTCCCATGCGTTCCATTCCTTTTCCAGCTTAACGGACCAATAAAGAGGGAAAGCAATTGCGGCGAGCGCTACGAGTAGGAGGAGGAGGGCAAGAAGGCGGGATTTCACGGGACCGGCCTAACATAGAGCATCCCCTTTGACAACGCCCCGCCAGAAATGGCGGAAACAATTTCTATCACCCAGAAGCGCGGCGACACTTGGGCCGGTTGGAGCCAAGTGGAAATCTTGGTTAACGATGAGGCATTGGACCTAACGGGGGCGGCAATCCTCATGCAGTTCCGCCGTTCCCATACGTCGCCCGAGGTAGCCAAAGAATTCAGCACCGGCAACGGCATCACGATCACGGCCCCGACTGAGGGCAAGTTTTCCGTGGCTCCGGCAATTCTGGACATGGTCGCCTCCACCTACGTTTTCGACGTTCAACTAACCTTGGCCAGTGGTCGCGTTCTCACGCCGATTTCCGGCACCTTCACCCTTACCCCCGACGTGTCCCGCTAATGAGCGATTACTTAACAATAAACATTGAAGACAGCCCCGCCGTCTTCTCAATCAATCTCACGGAAGCACAGGCGGGAGCCGATGGCGCACAGGGAGCAACCGGCCCGCAAGGACCACAAGGGCCAATCGGCAACACTGGCCCGCAGGGAGCCACAGGGCCGCAAGGCGCAACAGGACCCGCAGGGGCCACAGGAGCGACGGGAGCCACAGGCCCCAACCAAGTCAGCAGCACCACGGCAAGCAACCTCACGGGCATTTTAAAGGGCACAGGAACCCTTGTGGCAGCAGCCACGGCAGGAACCGACTACAGCAAGGGCAACACTAACGAAACGATCACGGCTACCCGTGCCTTCAATGGTGCCCTTACCTTTGGAACCTCAAGTTATACGTTCACCGGGGGCGCGGCCAATGCGTTGAAAACCGCCCTTAGTTTAAACAACGTCGAGAACACGGCGCTAAGCGCGTGGACCGGCTCTAGCAACTTGGTTACTCTTGGTTGCTTTGAGGCAAACGGCAGCGACCACATTGACATTGCCACTTCCGACACCGTAGCGATTACCGGGGAGCAAGGAATTTACCTCACCACCAACGGCGGGAACTTTAACTTCTTGGATGATGGTTCAGCGGAAAGCTTCTTGAACCTCAGGCTTGAGAACCAGAGCGCGGCAACGGGCACAAACGCAATGAACCGCGATCTTGTGGACTACCGCACCCTTGTTAGTCCCGTGCGCGATTGGATGATGTATGTTTCCAACTCCGTGCAGACCACTAGCGGCGCGGCAATCGGCTATGCAGGGGGACAAGCAACACCCGGCAGCATCATGCTGGATTCGGGCGCAACTTCTGGAGGCTTTGCCATCGTTAGATTTGCGGGAACGAACGACGTTACAAGTCCGATGATTTACCCGGGCGACAGTCATTCAACAATGAACTTTGACCGCCGCCATCGTCTATACATTAGCTTTTCCGCTGCGGGTTTCGGAGGCTTCCTAGGGAACGCCGTGGGGCGCTTCTGGAGCAGTGCAAGCTATGCTCTCCTTGATTCAACCGGCGGCACGTCGGAGCCAGCCAAGAAAGGATTCGGGTTTAAATTAACCTACGCAAGCGGCGCGCCAAGGATCGCGCTACAGACTCATAACGGCACCACGCTTACAACCGGCACGGCTGTTGCGTTCACCTTGGGCAACTTTAACGAATTGGTTTTGGATTATTACGCCGGAACCCTTTCGGCCACGCTCAACGGCACGGCGCTAACTTCGATCAGCGGCGGCCCGTCCGGCACTTCAGCAGGCACGGAAGCCACGCCATTCCTCAGCGCCTACAACCCCACAGGGGCAAGCAACGGTTGCCGCTGGAACACCTACCGGATTCGGAGCCTGACGACGGCCAGCTAATAAAAATTCAAATGCGGCCTGCCGGGAAACTGGCGGGCCGTTTTTTCTGCGTTATCTTGCGTTGTTATGCATTTGCAGGAAAAAAAGTGGAAGAAAGATGAATAATTTTCAGGAATTTTCGTCTAATTGGGGTAACTATGTATGTAGGAATTCGGCCCGATAGGGAAAAGCGAGTTCCACCACGTAGGAGATAGTTAGCGCCAGCATGAGGCTGGATAATTGGGGCCACTCAGGCCAGCGGATCGAGAGGGACCGGCGAAAGCTGGAAAAGTCTGACTGCCGCTCTTTGCACGAAGGGGGAAAGCCCCGGGAACCGGTTGGGGTAATGGGCCAACTTGCAAACGTCCGCTAACGACCCCAGATTCAAACCCGATTTTGGTTCTCCGAGTCAGCTTTAGACAGCGCGCCGGTTAGGTTTTCGCCCGTTCTAAAGGTTTTCGTCCAATGGGGGACCTCTATACTAACGGAACTGAGTATGAACTTGGTTCGCGAAGCAAAGAGAGTTCGTTAAACTTGAGAAGCCCGGCGGAGCAGGGGCTAGGCACTGAGGCAAAACGATTACCTTAGTTAAACCTTAAAAAGCGAAGCGCCCCCGGCAGGGCAAGCTTGCTTGCAAGCGCAGTAACAGCAACCGCGCAAGGAGTCGCTTCCGCTCCATTGGAAACCGGCAAATGCCTAACCAACGAAGGGATTCGCAAAGACTCAATCGCCGTCATTGCATTTTGGCTTGGCGCTTCGCTTATAACGGGCATTCGCCCTTGGGATGGATCAAAGAAAAGATTTCGAGGAAGAGCCGGGGCGCGGGCCACCTCACAAACCAAGATTCTACTTTTGTTATTACAGCACCCGAGAGCAGGCGGGCCGGGGCGATCACGTTTCATTCTCCCTTCTTTGTTGAAACACCAAAAGGGAAACAGCCGCGCCCGGCAGCAATTACTAAAGAATTAGTATTAGGGGGCCGGGGCATCATTAGTGAATCTTCCTTTGATTGCTGAGGCACCAAAAAGGAAAGCCCTTGCTCTTCTCCCGCTCAGGCCCGGAAAACCCCTCAGAATTGATCCTAGAGCCAATGCGGGACTTTCCTTGGATCAGGGCACAAAAAAGGCGGAGCCCGCAGGCCCCGCCATTCTTGCGCCAATGCTTTCTTTGTTCCTACCTCGCCCGTTAGAGCCTCTCCAACGCCCCCAGAATATCCGTTTCGAGGAAGCGCCAAGACTTGAACCCAACGAAGGGCCGCAGCTTGCCCGCGTGGACCTTCTTACGAATAGCCGTTACCGGCAAATTCCAGAGCTTGCTTGCTTCCTTAATGTCGATCAGGCGCGGAGCAGGCCCCGGGGGCGCGGCTTCGTTCTTGTTCTTACTCTTGGTCATGGATCAGGGGCGGAAGGTGAAGAGGATCATTTCGAGCAACCGCAGTTCGCATTCGCAGTAGTCGGGGAACCGCTCGCGCATGCCTTCCCAGAAGCTGTGAATGTCGTTCAGTTCCTCGCTGAGGTGATTGTCCCGGTCACGGCTACTCAGCGGCGGAAGGAACAACTCGGCTTGTTCAGCGGTAAAGCAGAGGATTCCCCATTGCTCCCACTCGGCGCTTTCATCGTTGAAGCCGTAAGCCTCCAACTGTGAATTGCCGATGCCGCAAATAGTATCCCAAGCGTTCTCCACCCGTTCGCAATGCTCCGCCGCCTCCGCCGCCGCCATGCGCTTGTAATCCCGATGCCAAGGCATCACTTCGGGCTTTGCTTTGGTCGGGGCCTTTTTCTCTTTAGTGTTATTCATGCCCCTCCGTTATGCATCGTTATCTTGCGTTAGTCAAGATAATACATGTTTAACAAATGGGGATTCAGTTGTTAAGTAATTCGGGAATCCACTAACGGCGCGGCTTCAAGCGCTTTCTTGGGCGGGAAACTTTTTTGCCGGGCAGCTTTGACGGGCCCGCCGGGCATGCATGATTTCGTTTTGAATGCCTTGCGCCGTGCCTCCCTTAGGTGGTCCGCAAGAACAAAGGTAAAGCAGGCGGCCCGGGTGGCGCGGAATAAGTATTCGTGCGCCGGTTGCGGCCAGATCGTCCCTAACAAGGAAATCGAGGTGGATCACGTGTCCCCCGTGGTGGAGCCAACACAGGGCTTTGTTGACTGGAACACCTACGTTGCCCGTCTCTTCTGTGATGCTTCAAACCTTCAATGCTTGTGCCGCGCCTGCCACATAGAAAAGGGGAGGGCGGAAGGAAAGATCAGGCTGGCCCGCAAGAAGGCGGAGAAGCCACCCAAGGAGCCGAAGGAAGCCAAACCAAAGAAGGCGGCTAAAAAGAAGCAGGCCCGCCGCCGCCCCCGCAAGCAGGGGGACTAAGTATGAATACAAATTCGGGCAGAGATCTTTTTTTGCCTAAAGTTTCAGTTTTTTCCCGGGTGGGTGGGTATGTAGAAGCATGAACAATTATTTAACTTGGATCAGGGGACCGGGCGATGAGTTCCAATCAGTTTTTTTGTTTTATTTTACTGAGGGAGTTCACCTGCCGAGGAAATCCGGGTAATTATCTGTAGTTATGCGATACCATTTTACTAACGGAAATTATTCGGCCCAATTCTTAGGACTCACAACCCCCAAACGCGGGCGCGTTCGCCTTCGCTTTCTCGTGTTGGACGAAGCCAACCAACGCTGGCAGACCATGGCGACGGACACCGATTGGGAAGACACTACCACCTTTGCTAATGACTTTTTGAACGAGTGGGGGACGACCCCTTATGGCCTGAGAAACAAGGGCTTTTTGGTCAAAGTCGGCACCACAAGCCGAGGCTACAATACCGTCCTTTGCTATGAGGCCAGAGAGTTCACCTTGCCGATTTGGTTTCAAGAGGGAATGAGCAAGTTTCAAGAGAACGCCGAGGCAAAAGCCACCTATCTTGCAGACCGCTTCAGCAAAGACCCCAAGTTTGCAAGGGCTAACAGTATCAGGAAATGCACTTGGGAAAGCCTCGTCCTTGGAATTGACCATTGCTCATTGCTTGGTTGCGACTCGAAAGAGCTTCGGGAGCATCTTGAACGCCAGTTCCACGAAGGCATGTCTTGGAAGAATTACGCGAGCTTCTGGGAAATCGACCACAAGCGCCCCCTTAGTTCCTTCGACCTAACAGACCCTAGGGAGGAGAGAATGGCCGCGCACTTCACCAATTTACAGCCGCTCTCAGTAGTGGCCAACAGACGCAAGTTTAACAGCATCCTTAAAGAAGAGAAAATTGCCTAATGAACAGGCCAAATACAACAGTCCAACTGTCAAATAACATGAAGAAAAGAACCATACAGAACATGACCGACTACCAGCGCGGCTACCGCGCCGGGAAGAAAGCAGCAGCCGCCGCAGAGATCGAGAAGCGCCGCGCCTACTACATCGCGAACAGGGACGCGATCCGCGAGAATCAGCGCAAGTATTACGAGAGCAACCGCGAGAGCATTCTAACCAAACTCAAGGAGAAACGCAGTGCTTGAGCCAATTGATACTAGGACCCCCGTAGATTACCTAGAACCAGACGGGGAGCCCAACGAATACCGCGAGGCCAGCCTCGCTTACCTTCGCCTCATTTCCTTGGCAATGTCCTACATTACGGAAGCCGACAACCCCGGGACCGCAGCTTGGGGCGTGGTGTATGCCCTTGGTTTAATCTCCGTTTCTGGGAATGTCACCATGAGAGAGAAGGGCCGCGAGCTTGGGCTTTCAAGCGGCACAATCAGCCACCATGCAAAGAAGTTCGGACGCATGGCGGGCCTTCCGCCTTCCGCCCTAATGCAGGGCGAGGACCGAGTAACCAAAGCAAGAGAAGCCCGCCAAAAGGTAGTTGCAGGAGCAACGGAGGCGGCAACGCATTAAGTATGAATTTAAAAGAGAACATAGCGGGAATCATTTCCCAGAAATACGCGGCCATTCGCGCCCGCCGGGCCAAAATGAAGGCGGAGATTGCAGCACTAGTGAGCGAGATTGCCGAGATCGCGCTTCACCTTGAAGGACTCCAACAGGAGGCCCGCAGCAGTTACGTTGACGTAGTGGCCGACTCGTTAGGGATGAAGCCCGGGCCAGCCGCAGAGGAAGCCCGCAAGCTTCGCCAACTCGCAAAGCGCCCCGTGGATAAAACATTTTTTGTTGCTAACGGCATGCTGCCCGCGCCCCCGCGCAAAGCCCCCAAGGCAAGCAAGCCAAGCAGCCCAATCGTTAAGGTGGGGAATCTCCAAGCCGAGATCCTTGCCGCGAAGGAACGCGGCCTGAACGCACAGGAAGCCGAAGTAATAAGGGGAATGATTGAGAAACTATTGAGGGAACTATGAAGGAATTTGCAGACATTATCGTTATAATTTTACAGACGCTTGTGATGGTTTCGATCACGTGGGATATGCACAAGCTAGAGATAGAGGTGGAGAAGTTGAAAATTGGGGATGATACGGTGAGCATAGTAGAAGAAGAAATTGCATCCGCTGGAATTTCCATAATGAAGGAGAACTTGCACCTATTCAAAGGCGCGCCGCGTGGCCCCGTCTCCGTGTCCTTCCAACTTGCCGAGCGGGATCTTTCCGAGCCGAGCCGCTTACCACCTTTGATTAAGTATAACATGGAGCGGGTTGCGAAGCTGTTTGGATCAGAGCCGCAGCGCGGCATTGGTGAACCTCGCTGCTATCGCGAAACCTTTGATGCGCCCGGAGTGGGAACGATCAAGTTTGACGTTTGGACCAATGGAAGAATTGCGTGGGTACTCATTGAGGTGGCACCAGAGGGGTAAATACGATGAACATAGTAGAAGAAGACCTAAAGGAATCTCTTGAAGTCACTAAAAGCGGCCAAAAGTGCCGAGTCTTGGAAGTCAGTGCGACAGGACCAAAAATTCCGGTGTCCGTCCGTCCCCAAGCCGAACTGGCAACCCTCTACGGCACCACAGAACGCACGCTGAGGCGTTGGAAGGCCGAGGGGGTAGACATACAGGACCCGGAAGCCGTGGAAGCCTACAGGGCCAATTTAGGCCCAACAGGCGGGGAAGAGATCAAGGAGCTAAAGACCGAGAAGCTACGGCAGGACACGCGGCACAAGCAGGCACAGGCCGACAAGGCGGAGCTTGCCCTTGCTCAGGCTCGCGGCGAACTGGTTTCCATCCCGGCCCTAGAGGAAACCTTATTGTTTTTGGCTAACAGGACCAAGGGCCAACTGGCCCGCCTTGAAAAGGAGCTTCCGCCCCGCTTGGAGGGACTGGCCGCCGCCGCCATGATTCCCATTGTCCGCGAGTTCGTGGCCGCAGTGCTTACCGATCTTGCGACCGACTTTGACGCCGCCGCTGCGGCAGATGATAGCAAGATTAGCAACAGCCTTTGCGAAGGGGATTCGTCCCCCGGAGGCAATAACGATTGAAACTTGGGCGGCGCGGCATGTCCGCTTGCCCCGCTCTTCCCGCAGCACCTTTGCCGACCTAAGGCAAACCCCTTGGCTAGTGGCTCCCTTGGCGGCGATCACCGGCAACGACGCTTCGGAGATCATTGTAAAAGCTCCGGTAGGTAGTGGCAAAACAACCCTGCTAGAGGTTCTTGCGTGCTACACCGTGGCAGAGAAGCCGGGGCCCGCCTTGTTCGTCTCCCAGACTGAGGGCGACAGTAAGGACTGGTTCGATTCCGGCTTACTTCCTTGCCTTCAAGGTTGCGACCTTATCAAGCCCCTTTGGCCGAAGGACCGGCACAAGGTAACGAAAGGCGCGATTCTGTTTCCCCATATGCCGCTCTGGGTTGCCGGGGCGAACCTATCGAGCCTTCAAAGTAAATCCTGTGACCTCGTTGTTTTGGATGAGGCGTGGATGCTCAAAAAGAGTCTATTGCAAGAGGCCCGCCGCCGCACCCATGACCGTTTCAATTCAAAGGTAGTTCTTGTTTCCCAAGGCGGAAGCTCAGGCGAAGACTTTGAGAACGCATGCGAGGACGCGGCGCTTTATGAATTTTCTTTTGTTTGTCCCTCATGTTCCACCCGCCAACCGTGGCGATGGGGAAACCTGAAATGGGAAGGCGAGGAATCGCCGCACTACCAGTGCCAAGGGAGCCTTGGCGAGGGGCTTTGCGGACACCGTTGGGACGACAACCCGATAGACCGCCGCGCCATGGCATCGAGCGGCGAATACGTATTCATAAGTAAGGGGAAGGCGGGGCACGTTTGCTTCACCTACAACGCCCTTGCCGTTTGGTTTATTCCTTGGGCCAAGCTCAGGGATGAATGGAACACGGCCAATGCTGCCAAGAAACGCGGCGACCTCGCGCCCCTGAAACAGTTCCTTCAAAAGCGCCTTGCTCAGGCATGGACCGAGCTTGAGGAGCTTGAAGCCGTGCCGATCAATACCGGCGGCTACCTACTAGGAACGTCGGAGCAGTGGGACCTAACGATTCTCACCGTGGACGTGCAGAAGAATAATTTTTGGTATGTAGTCAGAACGTGGAACAGGGCGGGCGAGTCGCGTCTGTTGGATCGCGGCCAGTTTCTCCACTTCCACGAGATCGAGGCGAAGCGGGAGCAGTGGAACATTCACCGCAAGGCTGTCTTCCTTGATAGCGCCTATCGGGTGGAGGAAGTGAAGGCCGCTTTAGCAAAATACGGTTGGCTTGGCCTGAACGGACGCGGCGAGGATTCCTTTCCCGTCACCGATCGGAGGGGAAACAAGTTCCGCCGGATTTACTCCGTGCCTGTGGATTACAAGACAACAGAGGGCCTTGCCCGCGTCACCAACTACAGCAGCGCCGGGGCCAAAGACATTTTGCAAATCCTCAAGCAGGGCAACGGCACGCTCTGGGAGGTTCCCTCAGACGTTGGCCAGCAGTATTTGGACAGCCTCAATTCCGAGATCAAGAAGCAGACGGCAAAGGGAATGAGTTGGGTTCAAATAAAGGACCACAACCACTATTTCGACTTGGAGGCCATGCAGATTATTGGGGCCACCATGCACAAGCTCTACCCGCTTTTGACAAACCAGCAGGACGAAGAGGCCGCATAAACGAATGGATATTACTTTGGCAAAAACCCTAGCGCGTTGGGCGCGCAATGACGAAACCAAGACAGCCCAAATAGAAGATTGGTTAGACGCGGCAATTTCGGCAATTGCCGAGGGGAAGGGCGCAAGCCCGGCCAGCGTCACGGCAAACGGCGTAAGCGTGAACATGTCCGCTGGTTCTCTCACCGTGGCGGCTTGGGCCAACACCTTGAGCTACACCCTCACCCTGATTTCCACCCCGGCTGTTAGCCGCATCCGTGGCAGCATCATATGAATTTAATTTTGGATCAATTCGGACAGCAAACAAAGTTCATGGAAGCGGCGCGTCCGTCCCGTCAAAGAACGTGGCAGAGCAGCGCAGCCCGTGACTTCGACGAACTCGTTAGCCAAGCAGATTGGGCCACCGTGGTTGGCGCAAGTCGCCGCTTGTGGGCCAACTCTGGCGTTGTCCGTGGCACTATTGACCAAAAGGCTACCTACAGCGTTTCCGGCAGCTTCGTTCCCGAATTCCAAGGGCAAGACACCGCATGGGGAGAGCAGGCGAAAGCTTGGCTGTCTTCATGGATGGAGCTTTGCGAAGTGCGCGGGCCGCTATTCGACTTTAACACCGTTCTTTACCTCACGTCTGTAGCTATCGACCGCGATGGCGATGGGTGGATTCTTCTAACGGAGACCAACGGTTTTCCACAAATTCAAAGCATTCCCGCCCACAGGATCGGCCAGCGTGACAACGCGGCCAGAGTGGCAGCAGGCGGCTACAAGGGACTTCGCATCCGCAAAGGCGTGATCTTTAACAAGGTAGGCAGAGCGGTTGCGTATCGCGTTCTTGGAGAAGCAAAAGACGGTTCAGAGGATTCCGACGTAAGCGCCCGGGACCTCCTACACGTTTTTGATCCTAGTTTTGTCGATCAATCACGCGGCTTGCCTCTCTTCTCCCACGCCGTGTCAGCCTTTCGGGATATTTCCGAGAGTAGGGAGCGCGAAATGGCGGCTCAATTGCTTCTCTCTTCTTTGGCTTTCGTTGAGACAAACCCTTACGGCGGCCCCGACCCGGACGACGTTACGATTGAGTATAGTTCCGATGGCACTCCTTCTTGCCAGAGCTTCGAGGGCGGCACCGTGAAATTCTTCAAGGGTGGCGACGGCAGCAAGCTTGAGGAAGTAGCCAATAACAGACCAAGCCAGAACTGGCAGGCGTTCCATGATCGTTTGATTAGAGACAGCCTCACCGGCACCGGCTGGCCGCTTTCTTTGGTCAATATGGCCCAAGGCAACGGCACCGCAGACCGCATTTCCCTTTTGCAGGGCCGCAAGGCCATTGAGGACAGACAGAGCCTCTTGAAGCCACTTGCAAAGCGCATCATTAACTTTGCTTTGGGCAAGGCCATTGACTCCGGGATTCTCGCGCCGGCCAAACAGTGGTGGAACTGGAACCTTAGCTGTTCAAACCGCCTCAGCATCGACCTTGGCCGCGATTCCGCGAGTTTGAGAGAGGAAATAAAGCTGGGAATGAAGAACCTCACCCAGATTTTGGCAGAAGAAGGGAGAACTAGAGAGGATCACATCAGGGAACGTGCCGAGGAGGACGCCCTAAGAATCAAGATCCGAAAGGAAGTTTCAGAACGCTACGGGTTCCCTATCGACCCCCCTCTAAATTAATATGAATTTATTTGAAATCACCACAGAGGGCGCGGCCAACCTTCGCGCCCGATTACAGCAGGCCAAAGAGGGCCTGGACCTCTCTTATTTTGTTAACAAGCGCCCCACGTTCTCCATGGACGAAACCGGGATTGCGCACGTTTGGGTTCATGGCCCGCTTTTGCAGGATGCCGCACCAGTTGAGAAAGACTTGGGGGCCACGGATTACGGCGACCTTGCCGCAGAGATCAGCGCCGAGGGAGCAAAAGCTATCTTGCTTCATGTCGATTCCCCGGGCGGCACCGTTGCGGGTTGTATCGAGGTGGCGCAATTGATCGCGGAAGCTTCCGTGCCGGTTGTCGCGTTCGTTCACGGCATGGCATGCAGTGCGGCCTACAAGATCGCGTGCGGCGCTGACTACATGGTTGCGAGCCCTTCCGCCACGGTTGGGAACATCGGCACCATACTCGTTTACGCGGACACAAGCGCCATGATGGCGAATCTTGGCGTTTCCCTAAATGCGATAACGAACGAGGGCGCAACCCTCAAGGCCACTGGCCACCTAGACAGCCTCACGGAAGAGCAAAAGCAGTTCCTTCAAGATGGGATCAATGAAGCGGGCAAGGAGTTTCAAGACCACGTAGCGGCGAACCGTCCCGGAATAGATCCTGAGGTTTGGCGCGCAGGATGGTATAGCGGCAACAGGGCCCTTTCCCTTGGCTTAGTGGATGAACTGGGAAGCGAGGCCACGGCAGTTGAAAGGCTCCGAGAGCTAGTGGTTTTGACAAACGAACAGAATAGTTAACCAATTTTTACTGTGGGATTCTTTAAAACCAAAATCAACGCATCCGAGGCGGCGCTTGCCGACCTTCAAACCCGCTTTGCTTCTCTCACTGAGGAGCATGAGGCATTAAAGGCCGAATTACTAGGAGCGCAGGAGGAAACGAAAGCGGCGCAGGAATCGGCGGCGACTTTCCTTGCGGAATTCACCCGCACCGATGCTCTAGCAAAGGAGCAGGCCGCAACCATTGAGGCGCTTAACGTGTCTCTAGCTGAAGCCTCACGCGATGCTGCGGAATTCGATTCTAAAGTGGCGGCAACAGCGGCGCACGAAGTGGCCGCGATGGGACATGCACCGCTTGAGATCGTCGAGGAAGAGGAAGCGGCCCCGGACCTCATTAAAACTTTCAAGGGCTTGAAGGGGCGCGAACTCGTTGAGTTCTACGCTGCCAACAAGCAGGAAATTGCTCGCGCCTTAAAGGCGGGCTAATCGGTTACTCTTATTTGGTGCATACGTTCAAGGCCCGTGGGGAAACCCACGGGTTTTGTCGTTTCGGGGCCGAGCGTTTTGACAGGGCCTCAGAGATACGGACCACAAATCCGACAAATCTCTAACTACTTACTATTTTGAGTAATACCTTCGATTCCGCGCTGGTTAACAGCGTCCTTGCCCAAAAGGGTATATCCGTCTTACGTCACAAGCTTTCTTGGCTTAAGGCTTTCTCTACTGACTTCTCCGACGAAGTCCGCGATCAGCGTTCCCGCACGATCAATGTTCCCGTCTACACTGCTACCTCCGCAGTTCAGACCAACCCAACCAACTTTGAAACCGGCGACACCACGGCGACCAACGCCGCAGTTGCGCTCAACCACATTTCAAAGAGCTTCTACATCACTTCCGCTGACTACGGCAAAGGCACCCGTTTGGAGTCCTTGGCCGAAATCAATATGAACGTGGTTGCAAAGGCGATTGAGGATGCCGTTTTTGCCAAGATCACCGAGGCGAACTACGGAACCGCAGTAGTTACCGGCATTACGCCGGGCGCAATGTCCGAAGCGAACTTGAAGACCCTTTGGGGCGCTGTTGGCGGCACTAACAAGGCATGCGTTCTTGCTGACTCCGAGTTCAAGAACTTCATCGGCACCAACCTTACTTCCTTCGACGTTCTTGGTAGCACGGGGGCCTATGGCTTCGATACGTTCGATCACTCTGGCGCAGGCTTCGCTTCCGCTGGAACCAAGATCGTTGGTTTCGGCGCAACCAAGGGAGCCTTGGCAATTGCCAGCGCTATTCCTGAATACTCTGGCCCGGTTGCTGACATGCTCAGTTCCGAAGTCTTCGAGGTTCCGGACCTTGGCCTTGCAGTTCAATTCAACGTTTGGGGCTCTACCGCTTCCCGTAACACTTGGGGTTCGTTCGACGTTCTCTTTGGTGCGGCTGTTGGCGATGCGTCACAGGCCAAATTGGTGAAGACAGTTTGAGTTTTTTTTCAGGCTCTTAGCTGAGCAGAAGGGCCGCCCCTCACAAGGGGGCGGCTTTTTCGTGCTTACAAATGAATACTAATTCGGCGGGGCGGCTTTGACGGGGCCCGCTCTGTATGTTCTCAGAATTTCTTTCCGCAGGCTTCAACCTCATTCCTAAAACCTCTTTGGTGTTCCCCGGCGGAGCCGTGGCAGGGGTTTGGAACGATGCCCGATACGCGGATAACAAGGACCTTGGCGGCTTTGAGCCCGACAATGAAGCCGTTTTCACTGTTACCACGTCCCTAGTAGCAAACCCGGCGGCGCTAATCGGCCGCACTGTCACCAAAGACGGCGCGGCATGGCGCATTCTCCGAGTAAGGACCGGGGCGACATTCACTAGTTTCACTTTGGTTTCCGACTTCAAGGCGTGATTAAAATTTCGCTACAAGGAGGCAAGGAACTGGAAAGCTCTTTGAGGCGCTACGCCAAAGCGGTTGGCATGGATGCTGAGGAAGCCGTGAAGGAACTAGCGCGGACAGGCGCAAGGCAACTGGCCATGCGGACGGAACCCTATGGACTAACAGGGAAGGCGAAGCGGATTGGCGAAATGGCCGTGTCCCGAGATATTAGCTTGGCCTACTCATCCACGGCGCGCACCTACAACGAACTCCGCCGGATCAGCCCCCGCAAGGCCCGTGCATACGGCGCGGCAATCGAAAAGGGAGACCACGTAGCGGCGGAACGCATCGTTAGAGGAACCTTGGCCAATTTCCGGGACGTGGAAGCCACGGATTCGGGCCAGCACTTGGAGAGCTTGCGCGATAGCAAGGGCCGCGTGCGTAGTCCCCAAATCACTAACCTCACAGATCCGGGAGCAGTAAGCGCGATCAGGAAGGAGAAGCTACTAACAGCAGGCACGGCCAAGTCGGGCTGGGTTCAATGCGGTGAAAATATCGGGGCCAAGACAAGGTTTCCCGCATGGCTCCGCAAGGCAACGTCTCTTGGCACTTCCTCCATTCTTAAGCGGGGTTTCGATTCAATCGTTACCCTTTTCAATAAGTGCCGCTATACCTCCAACAATTTGCCAGAGAGCAAGGCCCGGGCCGCGTTGAGAGCAACGGAAGCGAATCAGCTAAAGCGCATTGAAAAGGTTTTGGAGAAGAGAAGCCGCGAAGTGTGACCAAGGCCACGGCGATTGACAGGCCCGCCCGGGCATGACCGGAAAAAAGACCGTTAAAAACTTGGTGAGCTACTTGGCCCCTTTCTTTGAGGAGCCGGTAGTTCCTTTCGACTCTAACGAGAAGCGAGAGCTTCCGTTTATTTCCGTTGGATACGACAACGACAACCAAACGGAAACGATTCCCGGCAATTACACCGTGAGCGGCTTTGTTTGCATTGGCGTGAACGGCTACGATGACGGCGGGAACACGCTTGCCGATAGCCTAGCGGATGAAGTGATCGACCTTCTTTGTGATCGAGCGGCGCTTGAGGCGGCAATGAATGCCCCGGCAGGCGAGGACGAACGGCCCGCGAAAGGCTTCCACCTCATACGGCTATACGTGCGCGGCACCGAGAGAGAGGAGCAGGATTCTTCAACCTTTGTCTTTGTCCGCTTCGACGCCTTCACGTGCGCGTTTGACAGCGTCGCAGGTTAAACCCTCTCACCTTTTTAATCAATGGCAGCTACTCAAACGGGCATAGCCCCAAAGCACGGCATCACTTCAGCGGAAACGGGCCTTATCGTTAATTCCATTTCCTACAACTGGATTCAGGAATCTTACCCGACCAAGAACCACCAAGGCGAAACGGTTGGAATGACCTTTCTGGACGAACGGGCCACGATCAAAATTCAAGGTTGGATTCCGACCTCTAGCGCGTTCTCTGGTAACATTGCCGGAACCCTTGTAATGGCTAACACCATGCCGGACCACTTCAAAGGCACCGCTACGGGCGGAACCTACCTCATTGACGAAATCTCCCGAGAGGCTTCCAACGAAGGGGCCGAAACAATCGAGATTTCCGCCACCTACTGGCCGTTCATTAGCTAACACCTCTTCTCTTTGCGGGGCCGCTCCTTTCCGGGGGCGGCCCTTTTTTTTGGCCCCTTGCTGGATTAAAAATGAATTCGTATTCGCCCGGGTTTGACAGCCGCGCCGGGGCAGAACCTATGAATTATCAGACATCCAATTTAGCACTGGCGGCGGCGCTTAGTGCCATGGGCGTTCCCTTTGTTGGTGAAATGCCCTTTATCAAATCCCGTTCAGTAAAGGGAGAACACTACACGTTCTTCTACGAGGGGACTAGTATTTGCGGCCAATACAAGACCGCGGACCTTTTGAAGGCTTGGGAAAGCCCGACGTTCCACCAAGAACACCCGGAGCATCCTTTTGCCTACATTGCTTGCGCCTTCCGCAACCGCGAAGGCTTGTTGGATACCGTTAAGCAATCCATCGCGTTCGTTTCGGTCGAGAAGCACGGCAAGGTTGCCATTCTCCCGGAGAACGCCTCCCCGGAACTTCAAACCAAAATCTTTAGCAAACTATGAGCCGCACCGATTCACTTGTTGCGGGCTTCCTGCAAAGCGGTTTCGAGTTCAAGGGCACCTTTTACCGCGCCCTCACCGCTCAGACATTATTGATCTTGGAAAAGGTCCGCTCCCCATTCTTCACCGGCAACGATGAAGGCGTGCGCGGCCTGTTGGATTTCCTTTTTGTTGCTTCGCATTCTGCGAAACAGGTTCTCCCACTCTTGCGCGATCAGGACGCTTGGGATTTGGCCGTTCTTGAATTTGCCGAAGGTTTCTCCGCTGGCGATCTTGAAGAGCTTGGCGCGCTTGTTTCCGAGTCTAACGAGAACGTAGCGGCGGCAGTGGTGGAGGCCCGCGAGGAAGGGACGAAAAAAAAGCCTCAGAAGAAGGGCACTGGGCGGCCGACCTAACATTCAGCTTGGCCAAGGAAACGGGTTGGTCGGAGCAGTTCATTTTTGAAGAGCTTCCGCTGGCCCGTCTCTGGCAATACCGCATGGCACTACTTAGGAGCTATGACGTTCCCTGTTTCTACGTGAGCGGGAAGGAAGATGAAACACGGGCGACCTTCGCTCAGTTGGTTGGCTCCCCTTTGAGCGAAAGCGGCCAAGCTTTGACAGACGGGCCGTAATATGGCGTCCGTTAGCGTTCAGTTCAAAGCCAACACCTCAGGCTTTCAAAAAGGTATCAATGCAGTGCGCGCCGGGATCGGCGGGCTTGCTGCTACTGTTGGCACCGTAATGGCCCCTCTTGCCGCACTGGCGAGTATTGGGGCCGTTCTTGGTGCGGCCTTTAAGGGCGTGAAGCTGGCGGGCGACATGGAGGCGACCACGGTTGCCTTTGAAACCCTGCTAGGCAGTGCCGAGGATGCAAAGAAGGTATTGGGCGACATTACCAAGCTTGCGGCTCAGACACCGTATGGAATCGAGGACCTAACACAGGCGGCGCGTTCCCTTCTTTCCATTACTGGGAAGGAGAAGCTTACCCCGACTTTAAAAATGATTGGTGACCTTGCGAGCGCATCGCAAAAGCCGATCACTGAGCTTGCTAGCATGTTCGCCAAGATTAAAGGCGGCGACATTGTTCAGGGAGAAGACCTCAACCAGATCGGGGACGCACTCGGCGGCGCGGCTCTACAGGAGTTCGCAAAGGTTCTTGGCGTGGATAGCGTGAAGGCGGTTCGCAAGCTTGGCAGTGAAGGCAAGATCACGGGAGCCGACTTGCAGAAAGTCCTTGAGAACCTCACAAGCAAGGGGGGAATGGCATTCAACGCCATGGAAAAGCAGAGCTTAACGTTTAACGGTCTGCTTTCGACAATTTCCGATTCTTGGGATGGCTTACTTAGGGCCTTCGGAGCCCCGATAGTTTCGGCTCTTAAGCCTTTCCTCCAAGATGGAATCAGCCTGTTAGAAAATCTTCAAGCCAAGGCCCGCGCCTTCGGTGAAGGAGTGGCGGCGGGCATCACCTTTTTGCGCAATGCATTCAAAGGCGGGGAACTAATGTCTTTGTTCGGCTCCGGCTTGATGCTCGCGGGCCAGAGCTTCGTTAACCTTTTGGTCAAAGGGATGAGCGCGGCGGGAGCCGTGATCCTTAACGCCTTCATGGCGGCGGGGGAACTTGTCTTTGGCGTCATTTCTAACGGCGCAATGTGGGACAGTCTTCGCAATCAATTTGAAGCGGCGGGCCTAGGCATTCAGAAAGCTATTATCAGCGTTCTCCCTGACTTCATGGTGAAGGGCGACAAGGGACAGATTCTAGCAGGCTTGGACAGCCAGCAGGGCAGCAACGAGAGATCGGCAGCCGATTACGCGGAGGGAGCCGCACGCAAGAACGCGGAGCTATTGAACGAAGCAGCCGACAAGCTCAAGGATACCGGCAACGTCTTTAAAGACGCCTTCAAAGGCACTGGGAACGTCTTCGACACTTCGGGCCGCTTGAAGGATCTTCAAAACCGCTGGAACGAGCTTTCCAAGCAGCCAGCAGCCGCACCAGCAGCCGCGACGGAAACCGGCAAGGCAAGTGCCCCAACGGCACCGGCAAAGCAGCAGGCGGCCATACAGGCGCAATTTGAACCCGTGCTTTCCTCTCTTGCGAGAATCGGCGGAGCGCGGGCATTCACAAGCAACCCGCTTGTGGCTCTCCAACAGACGGCGAACAATTATCTGGAGACCATCGCACGCAATAGCGGCAAGACCACGGCAGCCGTTCTTTCGTGACCTTTTTGACGGGGCCGCCTGTCAGAATGATTACAACCAGAGGATTAAGGCCGGGCCAGCTTGTATGGCAGGCCGATTACAGCGAAACGACCGACAACAAGGGCAAGATCGAGGCTAGTGTTAGCTTCATCTGCCTTCAAGGGGACGCGGTTGCATTGAGGCCCAAGAAGGGCGCGCCTTGCATTGCTCCCGGCGGGGCAAGTCACCTCACCTTGGACAGCAGCACCGTTGAGAACATCGGCGGCGGCAGGGTTAGAATCCTTTGCAAGTATGTAGGCGGCGGCACCGATGAAACGGAATTCGGTTTCGACGATGAAGAGGGCGACGGCTACCGCACGGAGCTAGCGATCAGCACCAGCGAGGAGCCGATTGAAACCCACTGGCGTTACAAGGATCTTTCAGCAGCAGACCGCATAAACATTGGCCATTTACGGGCAGGCCGAATGAAGGCTACCGAGACCGAGGGCGAATACGTCTTGAAGACGGACAACGCCAACGGGAAGAAATTCACTTTCACCGATGAGAAGGCCGCCGAACTGGCGGACAAGATCGCAAAAGGTATTAATTCTTATTTGGCGTGTAACCAGATTTGGCGCGTCCAATACACCAGCAAGCACCAACTAAGCTCCGCCGTTCTTAATAAGGTCGGCAAGGTCACCACCGCAAAGGGCGCGCCTTCTGTGAATCAGGATCGCGATTGGCTCTTTGTCGGCGCTAGCGTGAACGAACAAGGCGATAGCTTCAACGTAAGCCTTGAATGGCGCTTGTCCGGCCCCGGCGGCTGGGATGCTGAACTCTACAAGGAGGGCGAGGAATGAAGCTTGCCCCTGACTTTTTCCAACCCGGGGAAACCTTGGCCGCAGCAAAGCTGAACACGCTTGTTAGTGCCGTGCGCGGGCACCGTCCTTACAAGGGCATAGACGCGAGCGGCGAGAACCGCCTGTATCCTCCTTTCGAGCCGATCAGCGTAGACTACAGCGATGAGAAATGGCGGCTCATTCTTCAACCGTCTTACATCGTTAGCGGCACTGCCTCTCAAGAGATTTTCTTTGGTGACCATGCCTTGAGCACCTACCCCGAAATTGAGGTAGAGGAAGACAAGCACTTGTTCCTAACAAACGGCATTCTCTCATGGCAGGATGAAGGGCACGCGGGCCTTTTGGTGATCGAGGTTAAAAAGCCCGATGAAGAAGAAGGGGAGGGCACTGAAACGAGAACCTTTCTCAACAGGCATCCTTCGCTTGTTTTCGACACCGCACCCGCATTGCACGCTTCGGTTGTCACCGTTGGCGACGAACAGAAAATTTCTATCAGCCCCGGCTACGTGGTTTCCCAAAACATCGGGGACGATGAACCGGTGAAGCTTCACGTTCCCTCCATGGAAGGCACTGCCATTGACGCCAACCCGTCACCCATGGCCGCCGCTCCCTACATTTACCTCTACGTGCAAACCGATCACAAAGGGAAGGTCACCGGCACGCCAGAAATCCAAGGTTCATCCTCAACACAGGATAGCACCCACCACGAACCCAACGAGGAAACGAGCGGGGAATACTACTTCCTTTTGGCTGAAACGACCACGGAAGAAGGACGCGTGAAGATCACAAAGAGAATCACCGGCAACCGCTACCTTCCAAACCAGTTGGTCGAAATCAAGAACGTCGGAGCCGAACGCGAGATTTACAAAGGTTACTTGAAGGGAGACGACAAACACGAGTTCAGGTGCCTTAAGCAGATCACGGGACGCGGTGAAGCACTCATTAAACCTTTGTCAGAAGAGACCGAACCCGACGACCTTCCGGACACCATCGACTTTAGACGCATTTGCGAGAAGGAGGAAGACACCCAAATCCACGTTGAGCTAAAGGACGATCAGGGACTAATCGAGATCAAGGGCAACGGCTACAACGGCGGCGTCAGCGATGCCAGCAAGGTGAGTATTTCCGTTCAGGATGGATTGGTAACGAATGTTTCTGCTAGTGCCCCGCCCGACCTTGAAGGCGTGCATGCAAACATTGAAGTTTGGCTTTCTGCTTACGACTCGGAAGGGAAGCTGAGTGAAGCTGACTACGGCTTGCTTGCTAGGTTGTATTTTCGGAATGGCCGACTGATTCGCTTGGAACGCCAGACTGGAACCGACGAAATCGACTACGGCGACGAAATCGACGACACGGGCATTGCTTCGGAAGACATTGCGCACGTTAAGGTAAATCGAAACTTTGTTTACGGCGAGTCAGACCCCTTTTCTTGACCCCTTCGGGCCGCTTCCTTCACGGGGAGCGGCCCTTTTGCTTTTGACGCGCCCGGCGTGGTAATGAAGCTTTTCCTAGACCTAGACTCTAACCAATTTGTTTCCGATCCGCTATTCAAGGCCCCGGTGGATGCCGTGAGTTTCAAGCGCGGGGACGCGGCCAACCTTGAATTGGCTTTTGTTAAAGGAAACGCCGTCACCGGCTTGGCCTCAGGTGCCACCATTGCTTTTGGTATCAAGGAATCGGGAAAATTTGACGGGGATTTCTTGGTTTTTGCCGATGATTTCACGTCCCTTTCTAACAGCTACTACATTGCCCCGAGCTTCAACACCGAGGCGCTGAACGATGCATTGAACAATGACGGCGACGACAGCAACGACGTTGCCAGCTTGGCCGCCATGCTCGAAATCACTTGGTCGGAGCAAAGCGGCATTTATCAAAGCTCGCGCACGATCACGGCAAACATTCTCAACGACGTAATTAAAGGTTCCGAGGGCACCCCTTTGGAACTTCCCGATGCCGACGATTGGCTTGGAGTGCGGGCCGTTCTCTTTTCCGAGGCACAGAGCCTAACGAGCGGCCAGAAGGCACAGGCCCGAAATAATATTGGCGTGAGGCAAGGCGTTACCGATGGCTCTAACGCGGCTTCCGGGCAGATTGGGGAATACATCGAGGCCAGCCGTTCAACGCCAGCAAACATTGACGGCTATTTCACAGTAACGGGCATAAACCTTACTCCGGGAGACTGGGACGTAAGGGGGCACGTGTCTTTCACTAGCAGCGCCACCCTTGCGCTATTTTCAGCAGTGGCGAACGACGCGGAATCTTTCGCAGGCGTTGGCTTCTCGAACGAGGCCCGCAGTTCGCTCCAACAGGATGCCGGTTGGATCAACACGGTTTCGTTTCCGATCAACGAGGAGCGCTTTTCACTCAGCTACCCCACCACCGTTTACCTTATGGCCAGTGCCGTTATGGCAGACGGCGGAGTTTCGGGAGCAGGCCGCATTTCAGCCAGACGCATACGATGAACGAATCCCTTCTAACAAAGCTATTTCTTGGCACTGGCGCGCCCTTCGCGGGCCTCGCCATAAGCCTCTCCACCTACAACGAGTACATGCAGGCGTTTTCCCTAACGGTGGGCGTTGCCATTGCTCTTTGGTCATTCTTTAGACCCAAAAAGAAGGAGTAAGTATTAATAAGTATTTCCCTTTGCCGTTGGTCTTGGAGGACGCGGGCATGCGTGGCCGCTCGCGCTTGTTCCGGTTGGTCGAGCCTTTCGTTTTTGTTTCCTCCAAAGGAAGACTAACAGCGCCCGCCGGTTTCGTCACCGATGGCTATAGCATCCCGTCTGCGGCTTGGTCTTGGTGCAATCCCTTTGAAGAGGGCATGGAAAGCAGCATTCTTCATGACCTCAACTATTCGGCGGCTTGCCCCTATGGTTTCACCCGCAAGGAGGCAGACGATTTGCTTTTGGAGGGCATGGCCGCATGCGGCGTGCCTTGGCTTAAGCGGCAAACAATTTACAGGGCAGTGCGCTTGTTTGGCTGGCGCTACTACAAGCCTTTGAACTAACGGCGGGCTCCGGGAGCAAGGCGGATTCCAAATCCACCGAGGCGGTTTCGACTACCGCACGCCGTGCATGATTAAGGAACGGATTCAGGCAATACAACGGGCCCTTGGAGTCGAGGACGACGGCGACATTGGCAACGAGACTTTAACGGCACTGGAGAAGCGCCTTTCACTTCCGGTGGAAGCGAAGGGGGCGGGCGGGGCCGGGGCAAATTCTCTTGGTTCCCTTTTAATCGAGATAGCGGCCAGCCAGCTAGGCGTTACAGAGACCAGCAAGAACCAAGGTCCCGGCATTGCTAAATTTTGGACCGCGACCAACTACCCCGAGGGCTACAAGGACAGGGCCGCATGGTGCGCCGCGTTCGTTTGTTGGGTTTTCATGGAAACCGGCAAGAGGGTTTCTTTGGCCTTTGATCGGCCCCAGACGGCAGCGGCTTTCGGTTTCGAGGACTGGGCAAGGGAAGAAGGACAAAAGCTCGTTAAAGGGCCTTCTAGCGTGAAGCGCGGAGAAGTGATTATTTACAGCTTCAGTCACATTGGAATCGCCGCGAGTGATTCCGACTCCAAGGGGAACTTTGACGCTATCGAGGGCAACACCAACGGGGCCGGGGAAAGGGAAGGGGGAACCGTGATGAGGAAGCGCCGGAACCTCTCTGCGGTTCGTTCTTTGGTTCGCCTTTGAAGTCCGACCAAGCTTTCGCCGCTTCGCTCAAGGCAAGCTTTGACGCGCCGAGGGCACCCAGCGTTTGCCAGTGCATCGCGAGGGCTTGGTAAAAGCGCGCCGCCGCTTCCCGGTCGGCTTCGTTGGAATCCTTCAAGAGTTCGGCAATGAGTGCGCCAAGCTCCCACGCATGGACATGAGGGCAACAGGCAAGCCTAGCTCGCAGCCCCCGTCGCGATGCTCCGATCTCCACGGGGACCGTTTCAAGTGCTTCCCAAGCGTCTTGCACCAAACCAAGCGCCAGATATCCCTCAGCTTCGGTAATCGTGGTCACGCCGCACCTATAGACGACCGAGGAGCCCTTTTCCAGTGTGAAGGGGGCAGGCGGGTTATTGACGTTTCTTAACCTTTTTGCTTCAATGCGCAGCATGCTTTCACACCTTCGACCGGACAATCCCCTTGTGGACGCGTTTTGGCGCGCCATCGACGGATGCTCCAACCCACAGCGTATTGTGGAAATTGAACCGAGGGTATTCGGGGGAAGAGCCACAGACGCGGTTTTCCATTTTGAAGATGGCTCGAAAAGGTCTGTTTTTACTACATTGACGGAAGAGGAGTTTAGAAGCCATTTGGAAGCGATCAAGCTTCCCAGTTAAGGGTTGAATTTTCTTCGAAGACTGCCTTAAAGTCTTCACGTTTCTTAATTCTTCCCCCCAAAGGGCGGCGGGTTTCAAAGGGTATCCAAAGAAGCCCGCTGTCCAAGGGTTCTACCCCTTTCGCGGCTAGGCGCGAAAATGCAGTGAACCTATCCTTGAAGGCGCGGCCCGTTTTCCCAATATGTCAGGTCTAGTAAAACCCAAGCGGGTCGGGGATCGGTTCGTGGGAATCCTCCCCGGCCTGCAATTTTTCGGTTGATGAGCGGCGGTCTCGTGGACGGGCATTCACGGGGCCGCTTGCTTCTCACTGACGCGGCTGATAGACAACGGGCCTCCCCAATGAACGCAGAATGGACCCCGCAACGGTTGGAACAACTAAACTCCCTTGGCGTGCTGCTCGCCCTTGCTGCTCGTCTAAATCAAGGCGGCGGGATCATTGAGAAGCTGCGAACCATTGAGGACACCGCCGAAGCACTCACCAGAGGCGAGGGCGGGCCGCCGAATGATAGCTTCTTGGCCTTCCTAGGGAGAGTGGCAGAGCAAAAGGTTCGCGGGAACGGACCACCGGCCTAAACAGGCGCGCCGCTTCTCTTCTTGTCCTTCGGGTCCCAATTCTCAAAGCGAAGGGGCATGGGACGCGGCGCAAAGCAATCGGGAAGGATTTCGAGCTTCCTCATATCGCTGTAACGGAAGACGGCCCAAGAGCCCGCCAGAGGCCCTTCTTGAACCCATCCGCGCAGGATGATTGCGAAGGTCTTGGGGGCTTGTGCCAGTTCGTGCGGTTCCACAGTCCATTCAGCCCCACGGAAGGTGAAGCGGACGGCATGCTGTAGGCTGACAGCCACACGGAGTTCAAGGAGCGAAGCGTATGGAAGAGGGAAGCTCATGGCCCTGCAAAGTTACACCGTCTTTAGGCCAGTCAACCGACGGATTTCGTCGCCGTGCGCCGCCTAGCTTGCCGCAGAGCAAGCCACGGTAAGGCAAGGCTCCCACCCTAGTTTTTGGTTTGCAGATAGGGTTCAACCTCTCTTTGAAGCTTCTCTACCCGATCCGAAGCGTCGTTCCACAGCGTTACCAGATTTTTATTATTGGTCAGAATGCCGTGTTCGTCCGACCCTCCCATGGAGGTGCCCACTTCCAATGTTGGGTAACGCTTGTGAAAATCTTCCGCTTCTGGGTGTTCGCTAAACCATAGCCTGATCGTCTGACTTCTAAGCGACTTCTCGTGAATTTTCGCTGAGAACTGGTAGAGGGCCAATAGTTGCTCGAAGGCAAGCCGCTGTTCTTGTAGTTTGTCAGCAGGCCAGATTGATTTCGCTAGGTCCAAATCACCTTGGAGCTTTTGGATGGATTCATTCAGTTGGTTCAGTGAGATTCCGCTTTTCGTAGCAGAGGAAAGGCGGCTCGCCGTCTCTAGTACTTCCGAAAGTCTGCTCTGGAATTTTTCGGGTAATGCTGGAGCTAATTCAACCGACCGTTGCAGAGGGGCGGGAACGACACTTTTCCGTCCCGCCCAGTATCCTGTGGCTCCGGACACAACGACAGTAGCAGCGAGAATTGAAACAAATGCAGCAGGCTTCAT